CAATCCCAATGTGCGCAACATCCGGCCATCGTGCGTTCATAAACGCAATTACGGAACGTTGCACCCGTTCAAACTGTTCGTCGGTCAACGACCGGCCCAAATGGATAATAATAACATCTTCGTTCGGGTCGGCCGGTCCGTCCGTCTTACTGAATCCCGCCATTATTTCCCGTTTATCGCGTCAATAACTTGCGCCAACAGGTTATCCGGAACGTTGGCCAATGTAATACCCGGTTTGGTTTCCGTTTCAATCTTGCCGGTCAATTCTTGGATGTGCTTATTTGACCATTCGCCCGGCGCACGGTTGCACAACGCAAAGATAATCGCCGTTGGGTTCGGCGCGGCCTTTTTGTGGACAATCTTTTTTTTGACCTCAACCATTTTGCCGTTTTTGTCCAACGCCGATTCGGTCGTGGTTTCATCCCATTCGTACCCGCATACCAATTCCAACAACGAACGTTTACAGTCAACGACCAATTGGGAATCGTACCATTCTTGGTATTCCTGTTCCGCCCTTTTTACCCGGTCCGAAAAGTCCGAATCATTGGCCAAATGGGCGTAAAACGTCGCCTTGGAAACACGGGCGGCCGTAAACGCATCTTTGTATGATTTACCGGCGGCAATGGCCTTACACATAATTTCCACTTTGGTATCGGTCCATTGTGGTTTGCGTCCTTTCTTTTTGGGTTCGGTCTGTTCCATAATTCCGGGGTTTTTGCAAAGTTATAAATAATTCCAAATACGACGAATCCCGGGCGTCAATCGTCCGGGAATTTGTCAACGTTGTTCAATACCATCGCCTTTAATGGCCTGTATTGTTTCGATTTCGCAAAGGATATGCGCGGCGGCGGCCGACAATTTCTTTATCCATTCGGATTTGTTGTTACCGCCGTAATTAAGTGGGTTGCACAAATCGGCGGCCGCTTGCGCATCGAAATACGGCGCGGGCCGAAAATTGCCACGTTGTCGGGTTTTGTCAATCTTTCGTTTCGCATCGGAAACAATTTCAATCGCGGGTCTTGCCATTGTGTTTTGTGTTTTTGGGTAATACTGAAATACACGCGGGGCCGTCTTTGTCAACGGGGAAACCGCTAATTTCGCAAGCGTGTTGCGGGTCCCACCATCCGGACAACCGGCAATGGATACAATCGCGGCATTTCAAATCGGTTAATCGTTCGGTTTTAGTTGCCATTGCTTCAAACGTTCTTTGGCCTGTTTGGGTGTTTTTACATCCGGGTTTTCCTGTAAAAATTTCAAGAATTGTTCTCGACCCAATTTCCGGTAAATCGGCACGAAATCAACGCGGCACAAATCCGCCGGTTCCCCGGGTTCAATGGCCTTTTCCCGTCCGACCTTTTCGGCTTCAAACGAACATTCGAAAATGTCGTGGCCGCGTTTGTCAACAATGATGTATTCGTGACCATCAACCGCAATTTTGCCATAATATCGGGCAATTGACAACATCGAATTGGCCCAATAAGATTCAGCCATTACAATTGCGTTCATTCCTGTTTGTATTTGGTTTCAAATGTGGTTTTGTCCACGACATTAAACAACCCGTCCTTAATATGGACTATATACGAAAATTCGGGCGCGTGGGCATAAACAGAACCAACCGCATTTCGGAAATGGAACGTTGCTTTTCCACCCGGTCGGCGTTCAATTTCCATTTCGCCATTCCCGACGAACGCCAACAAACGGCCGACGTTTTCCCGCGTAACCTGTAACGCCCAAACACACGGTCCCGCATCATTCCGCAAACGGAACACATCGGCGGCGGCGGGCTTTGGTCTGTCGTCGCGGTCAAGATAGACCAAACCCGGGTATTCGGTTTTGGAAAACTTGACGCGTACCAAAAGGGCGTGGCGTTCGGCGTCGTCCTTTATGGAAATAAGACGGTTTCCCGTCCGGCCCTCTATTGCATCCCAAATCGCCAAAATATATTCCGGTTGGTTGTGCTTTTCGTAATCCGCTTCGAAAAAGTAATGGTTTCCGCCATTCTTCAATTCGCACGGTTTCCCGGTCAACGATTCAACCATCATGGCCAATTCGGCATCAAAAGGGTTCAATTTGGTTTTCCAATACTGTTTCATCATTCGCCAATTTGTTCGAATAATCGTTTGACATTTTCCGTTTCGCCCCTTACGGTAACTTTGGCCGAATTGTTCCCGGCCACGGCAATTTCAACAAGTTCGCAACCAAATTCGGTAACGTGCTTTTGTACAAACGCCGCCTTTTCATTCGATAATAAAATTGTCTTTATCATTTCTTATTCCTGTTAATTCGCTTGTTCAACATATCCCATCCATCCGGCCCCAATGCCATTTCACGCGGGTATTCTGTTATGTCGCCTTTCGGCACGATAAGATTGTAAACGCCCAATTGGCCGCGTATCTGCATTTCCACGACGCGGCGCGGGTTGCGCATCATCCATCCGTAACCCTTGCGCGGGCGTTCCTGTTCCGGAATACAGGTTGCGGCCCAATCTTCCGGCGTGAAATCTTCGATTGGTTTAACGTCGTACAATTCCACGAATCCGCAAGTGACGCCGGACAACCGGCCCGGGATTTCGGGTTTTGAGGACGAACAAACCAACAGGTCGCCCCGGTAATTCGTGTTCCGGGTGCGGACCTCAATTGTTTTTGCGGCGTGGTATTCGCCGTTTTCATCCCGAAACACAACACGCGTTAACAAATCCGCATACGGTTGTTTTACCGACAACGCCTTAAAAACGTCGTGTTGGTCCGGGTTGAAATCTTTACGGTCAATTTGCATAATATCCGGGATTATACGGGCATATCATCATCCGCGCCCATTGGTTGATAACCGCCGCCGGGCGTGTATTCCGGGGCCGGGGCCGGGGCCTGTTCGGGTTTCTTGCCGCCCAACAATTCCATTTCTTCCACGACGATTTCGGTAACGTACCGGGTTTGTCCGCCGTTGTCTTGGTATTGCCGGGTTTGAATCTTTCCCACAATCAAAAGCGGGGTTCCCTTTTTCACGTACTGTTCGCACACGCCCGCAAGGCCGGTGCGCTTGACAACGATATTGTGCCAAGTTGTTTGCGGTTCAATCTTCCGGCCATCACGGGTTTCATACCCGCGTTCGGTCGTGGCCAACGTAAATTGCGCGACCTTTCCGCCATCTTGGAAATTGGTAATCTTCGGGTCTTGCCCAACATTTCCTTTCAGTACAACAAAGTTCATTTTGTAAAATGTTTATCCAAATTTAACAATAATTTTCAATCATCGAATTTCACGCCATCCAACAGGAAGCGGCGTTTGTCCTTTGACCATCCGGCCGCCGCGTTTAGGGCGTCCCGGTCGGCGTCCCGGACAAATTCAACCCAATATCCGCCGTTATATCCCGGTCCAATGATTCGGACCAACCGGCCAACAATCAACCGCCGGAATTGCTTGTATGCGCTTGCGTCGTTCAAGTCAACAACGCGCCGGGTGTGTTTAGGGTGTGGCGTCCTTGGTTCGCGGCCGTTCCGTTTGAAATTCGCTTTGGCAAAGTCTTTCCGGATTGACCGCCGGACCAATTCGTTGTAATCTTTCATTCCGGATTGTATATGCCGGGTTTGTCGGCCGTCAACAAAACAGGTTGCAACGGTTGGCCGAAAGTCAATACAGACAACCAAATTTTCCCGGTTTCTTGTACCCGTTTGATTTCTTCCGGGGAAAGTTCCCAACACGTATTTATTTGGCCCGTTTCGGGCTTTCCGACACATTCGGCCGGTAACGGTGTATATTCGGGTTGATTCGCCCCAAAAACGGCGTTTGCGCCATCAAATTTAATCGGTTCCATTTACAATTCGATTTTAATACTTTCCAACGATTCGCCCAATAATTCATACGCTTGTTGGTAGCCCTCAATTTTACCGGTCAAGTATTCCAACATTTTTTCATCCTTGACGTTTGGCAAAATTTTATCGGTTATAACGGTCATTCGGTTTAATAAAACATTCCGTACCGAAATTTCCTTTTCAGTCAATGCCGCCATATTCCTTTTTCAGTTGCTCAACAATCAACAGGTTTGCCCGGTATATCCGCATATTGCGCCGGTCGCCATTTTCCCAACGGTTGTGCATTTCGAACGAAAGGATATTGACGTTTCGCGGGTCGTGGGCCATTTCCGGGTGTGCGCCACGCGTCAAGATGTGGGAAATATACGTTGCCGAATATTGACGCAAAGGGCGCATCGTTTCCGAACAAATATGCGGGTAATGGTCCCAACACCAACGATAAAACCTTTCGTTTTCCGCCGGGGTGTGGCCGGTCCCGAACAATTCCCGTTGGATTGAAACCCGCAAACGGATTTCCATTGTAAAACGCCGGTCAATCAATGGTTCGATTCCGTGCGCTTTGCAAAGGTCGTATTGTTCGCGGGTATCAATCAAGAACGGTTCCATTATTCGGCGGGCATATCGTCGGGGTTATCCAACGGGTCCGGTTCATCATCGGCCGCGCCATTGTCGCCAAACAACGACATTTGGGCCTGTTTCCCACGGAACAAATACGCGTAAACCTCTTTTTTGATGGATTCCACGATGGTTTCCAATTCTTCTTCAAACCCAAACGAAATTGTCGCAAGGACAATGCGCGGGGTATTGATGCAAGTTTTCAAACCGTTCGCGGTTTCGTACACGGCGGTAATGACAACGCCGGATTTGTCGCCGGTTCCGGACCACGCCACGCCGCGAACCTCAATTTTTTGTATCAGTTCATCGGCAAAGGAACGGGCCAACATCTTTTTGGATTCCGGCAATTTCATTTCGTCGGATTCCAACAGGGAAAGAAACGACGTAATATTGAAAGTTCGGGCAACGATGTTGCGCAAATCTTCAAACAAGCCGGTCAAATCCGGGTGTACGTCACGATTGCACGTTTCGTTACGGTCAATCAATGACGTTTCGCCGTCCACGATTTGCGTAACTTGGTATTCGGCTTGGATTCCGCCTTTCGGCAACAATTTGACCTTGGACAAATTAAAGTCCTTTTCGGTCGGGATGGTTTGCAATTCTTTTTCCATATCGCTTTTGGTATTAGGATTGTTTCTTGTTTTCCGGGGCCGCCGGTCCGGGTTGCAATACTGTTAACGCAACATCAATCAATTTCAAAACATCTTCCAATACGGCGATTTGCGCCGGGGCCGCTTTGTCCTTGCGGGCGTGAATCAACCAATTGTTGACGTATTCCCGGGTTAATCCGGGCGTATTGTGAAATTCAATTGTCTTTGGCATAATTAGAAATCGTTTTGGTCCAACAGTTCGGCCGCCGCATCGCTTATTTTTGTGAAATTTTCGATTTCCGGGGCTTTCGCCGGTTGGATGGGTAATTTATCATCTTTTTGTTTTGCGTCCAAAATAGGGCTATTTCCGGCCGTTTCCGGGGCCGCGCCGAATTTCTTTGCCGCATCGGCCGCAATCTTGGCGGCATCGCTTGCCGCGTCGGCGATTTTGGCAAAGGCGGAAACCGGATTGTTCGGTTGTTCTTCCGGGTATTCCTTTACTTTCAGTTCAACCAATCCCAATTCAAGGATAACAGGCAAACAACGGGCAACCGCCTTTACATCCTCAATCGCATTATGCGCCGGGAATGTTTCGCCCGGGAAACAACGGGAATACAGTTCGGAAAGATTCGGGAATTTCAACCGGCCGTTGGCCATCCGGGCATCAACCCATTTCATCGTCGGGCGCATCGTATCAATTCGCTTGCCCTTATACAACGCGGTTTCCACGTCGTTTGCGTCGTAATATTCCCGGCCAAGTTCACGCAAGATGTTGGCTTTGACAATGCCGGTATCGAAATGGATGTTATGGCCGCATATCAAACCGGCATCGTGGCAATCCTGTATGAACATATCCACGACGGCGGCGAACGGTTCCCCGTGTTCCAACGCGTATTCCGTGGTTATGCCGTGGACCGCCACGGTATCATCCGGGATTTCCCACCCATCCGGGCGGATAATGTGATTTTCAACCTTGCAACCGTGAATCCACGCCATTTGCACAACGTGCGGGTAATCTGCAAAGTCCGTGTCCCATTTGGCCGAACGGTCCGGAATGCCGGTCGTTTCGGTATCGAAAAATAAAACGTCGTTAATTGTCATTTCGTATCGCCTTTTGTGTTACTTTGAATCAATGATTGCCCGTGTTCCGTCGGGCTTGTTACCGTACAACGTGCATCCGGCGCGAGTTATATCTTTCCATTCGCCAACCGCCTTTTTGAACGTGGCAACAGTCAAGGACCAACCCGGCCCGGTAATGGTAAAATCCACGTAATCGTTTTCGTTAATCTTTCGCATATTGTTTTGTGTTAAAGTGTTCGCGGGTCCTCAATGTAAACGTACAGGTTTTCGGCGGCATACTGTTTCAGCCAATCCAAAAAATCGAACATTTGGCGTTTATCCATTTGCCGGGCTTGCTTGACATCATCCCCAAATCCCAAAATCCGTTCGTCCTTTTCGCCCGGGTATTGCTCAACCAACCATTCGTCCACGGCACGTTCACGCATACGGGTTCCCTGTTCATACAACGCGGCGGAAACGGTCGGAACAATGTAATTGTAATAATACGCCAATTGCAATTCAGTTGAACCGGGTTCGGCGGCTTCGAATCGAACGACAACCCGTTTGCCCTTGTTAGCCGCGAAAAACGCGTTTAACCGTTCCATAGGCAACCGCAATTGTCCATTGTCGGTAATAATGCCGGATTCGCTTAATTTGTCCATCGTTAATTCGCTTTCGCTTTTGGAATCAACACGGGTTCCAATTCGGGGTATTCCTCAACGACATATTGCGCAACGGTCAAATTGTACGCTTGCATCCCCAATTGTCGGACGTATTGACGTTCGGCCAACGGGCCGTTGTATCGGTTGGCAATTACGGCCATAAACAGTTCGGCGAATTGGTCAACGGAAACGTCAATGAATTTGTCGCATACGTGGGCGGGTAATTTGTAACCCTTTGTGCCGCCAACCTTTCGCATCGCCGCGTATGATGCGCGGGCCGTCTTGCGGGTTTCCCGTTGTTCGGTCAAGTAACCGGCCAAGTTTTCGCGGAACCGGTCGTTTTTAATGAAATCTTCGACCGTCATTCCCTGTAACGCCTTGCAAGATGCAATCTTTTGTTGTGTTTCTTTGTCGTACATATCAGTATAGCCGGGACGGCATCGGGACCGCCCCGGCGATTTGGTTTAACGTTCGGTGTATTCTTCAACCATCATTTCGTTTTGGCCGCGTTGGACCTGTTCGATGAATCCTTGGAATCCGTTACGGCGGGCAATGTCAATGATTGTTTCAAGCCGCTTTTTGCCCAAAGATTCGCCACGGGCGATTCGGAAAACCTTTACTTTCGGATTGGACGCGATAACCAATTTGGCCGCAATTTCCATCGTTTGGGAATCGGAAACCTTGCCCGGGACAAACGGAACGCCGTTCAACGTCAACCCATCATCAGTAAATGACAATCCGGCAATCGGCAATTCGGCGGATGCAATCAACCCGGCGCGTTCGCTTGCCAATTTGTCAATATCCGAATCCATCTTTTCGGCCTTGGCCTTGACGGTTTCGTACTGTTGTTTCTTTTCCTTGAATTGGCAAACAAGATTGTACCGTTTGTTGTGGGCTTCCGCGTCGGCCAACAGGGCCGGAACGTCGGTTTTTTCGGGGTTGTTGGCTTCATATTTTGCCAACCAATTTTCGCCGTTAGTCTTGCGTTCCGCAAACGCCTTGCGTTCCGCTTCGATTGTGGCGATTGCTTCCGCGTGGGCGGCATCGGCCTTTTCGCGGGCAATCTTCGCATCGGCAACGGCCTTTTCGTATGCGGCTTTCGCGGCCGCCACGGCTTCGTCAATGGCGCGTTTTTCGGCGGTCAACCTTTCGTCAACCTCTTTCATCCGGCCGGGGATTTCGGCCAACTGTTGTGTGCGTTGCGCAACGGCGGCGCGTACCGTCTTGGCCTTTTCAATCAATTGCGCGTTGGTCTTTTGGCGTTCCATCAACGCGGTAACGTCCACGGGCGCGGCGTATTTCTCAACGTCGCCCGGGGCCAACTGTTTTTCGATGGATTCATACAGGGCGGCAAACGTCTTGACATCCCGGTTTACGCCGGTGCGTTCCGCTTTCATCGTGGTAACGGTTTCGTCAATTTCCGCAATCCTGTTCCGGACCTTTTCGGGCAACAGGGATTTAACCACGGCAATTTGTTTGCGGCGGCCATCGGCCGTTTCGGACCAACGGGAAAATTCCACCGCGTCGAAATCTTGATAACCGAAAATGCGTTGCAACATCGAAACGTTGTTGGTCGCCATACCGGTTGTTTTCTGTTTGATGGTAAGCGTTCCGCGTGGGTTCGCTTCCGTGAACGACAATTGTACGTCGTATTCTTCGCCGTCGTCGCCCACGACCATTTTGGCAAAGCCCTTTGACGCGCCGTTGCGCAACACGTCGTCGCGTTGTCCGGTCAACAATGCGCCAATGGCCTTTAACAACGTGGATTTACCCAATTCGTTGTCGCCGGTCACGAAATAAACCGTTCCGTCAAAGTCGGCGGAAAACTGTTCGATAACTTGGAAATTCAGTAATTCCAATCTTTTAATGTACATCGTATCGCCTTTTTATTGTTTAACAAAATCCGGGAATCCGCCCGGTCGGTTTTGTGGCCCTTGCCGGAATCGAACCGGCACACCGTTAAGGTACAAAATTTTGAGTTTTGCGTGTCTGCCTATTCCACCAAAGGGCCATTATTTTTTACTATTCTTTCCGGCGTATGTTTCCGTTTGTGCGTGGCAATTCGGACAAAGGATTTGCAAGTTTTCCAAACGGTTATCCGTGTTTATCCCGTTAATGTGGTGGACCTGTAACGGAATCGGTTTACCGTTCCATTCAGTATTACCGCAAATTTCGCATTTCCTTTCCTTATACCCGCCAATAAACAACCGATTTCGTAAATTGTTCGAACACTTATACGGCGAATCTTTCGTAAACACGACCGAATCCGGGATGCGTGGCAAACAACCGCCCTTTTTACCTTTGTTCCAAACGCTTCCGGTAAAATGGGAAATGTCAATACCCAATTCCGCAATCTTCGCGTGGATAATCTTATACGAACCGCCGAATTGCGACCGTCCAAGGCGGCGGCACATTTCCGCAATATTCTTGGATTGCTTCGCGGCTTCGATAAATTCCGCATCGGTATTTTTGTATTTCCTGTTCATATTCTTTGTTGCGCCGCCCCGATTCGAACGGGGAATACAAGTGCCAAAAACTTGGGTGTTACCGTTACACCACGGCGCAAGTTGTTATTTTATCTTTTCTTCCAAATCCTTGATTTTCTTTGCCATCAATTTTTCGGCTTCGGCCAATGTCTTTGTGGCCCCAAAGGTTATATTTTGCATATTGCGTTTCGCGTTCTTCCATCCAAAATGGATTCTGTAATATTCGCGGACGTATTCGTCTTTTCCTTTACCAAAATAAATTTGTACATCGTGGTCAAAAGAAACGTGGCAAATAGAAACCCAATAATTGTTGTTTCCGTTGCTCTTTTCAACCGTGTTGATAAATTCGTAATTGCGTGCCATAACTCTTTTTCTTTATCCGGGAACCCGCCCGGGCGGTTGGGTTAATTCCTTAACCCGATACAAAGGTAAGGATAATTTTTATATTTCCAAACATTTTTCGCTAAATTTTGCGAAAAAGTTTTGTTTTGTCCTCAATCGCCGGGTTCCATCGTACCGTTCCGGCCGCCAACGCCTGTTCAAACGCGGCGTCGGTCGGCCCGTGTTGGCCCAATTCGAACCAATGTTTGAATTTGGCCCGCTTGACCATAACCCGGCAAATCCCGTTCGGGTCCCGGGCAATATACGCGTCAACATTATTTGCCATTGGTCCCGCCGTATTTGGTCAACCTATTTTGCAATCGTTCAATCTTTCGTTTTCGTTCATCCGAAACGGTTTGTTCGCCAAACATATATGCAAGTTGTTCGCACATAATTTGAACATCGGCAATTTCAGTTACAACGTCAAATGTTCCGACACGTTCGCGGCGCAATTTGCACAATGCGTTTATCAATTCGGCACATTCTTCAATTGCCATATCAATTTGTGATTTCGGGCCGAATGTTTCCACGGCCAAAACGCAAATGGTTTTTTCGTTCTGTTCCATCATTTTTTCAAACTTGGTTCAACCAAAATACCATACCCGTATTGGGTTTGTTTACACACGACGTTTTCCAACGCTTCCGGCGGCCAAAAGTAACGGCAACAGTCTTTCGGGCCGGTCCGTGTGTTCATCCAATCCAACATTTTGCAACGCCCGCATTGTTCTTTCGTCATATCAAAATAATTTCGGCTGCGGGTCAAGCATCGCCCCGTTGAAATCATCAAGTTTCCGTTCCATTTCTTGCGCTATATGCAGGGCGTCAAAGTTACGAAGCCGGAACCATCTATTTTGATTATGCCGCAACGTGGCTATATAAGTTATATACAATTTCATGTCCCCGGCGGTCATGTCCTCGATGCTGGACACTTCCGGCAATTTAATTTCTTGATTCTCCATGTCGCAATATTTCTTCTTTCGTTTTCCTCAAAGCGCATCCCCCGCACCCTCCCAACCTGTAACGGCAAACGCCGTGGCGCAAATGGACGCACCCGGTTATTTTTTCAAAATTTCCCGTATTTTGGCGTTTCTTTTCTTCCATGAGTAATTTATCATTTCGTTTTTGTTTTGCGTTTTACGGGCTTGTTTTTGGCCTTTCCGGGCGGACGTCCTCTTTTCTTAGGTTCTGTACCCGATTTTTGAACGGGATTGTTGCACCAAAAAAACGTCCCGGTTCCCATCCTGTAAAAATATTCACAAGAACGGCAAGTCGGGGAATCAATCATTACTTTTTTACCAAATGGACATAATCCATCAATGGTTGTAAATACTTTGGTCGGCATATTATTATAATTCTTCGCCTGTCAAATCAAAAACACGTTGTTTGATTTTCCCCGCTTCAACCAATAATCGAAAACGCAATTGTTTTAATTCTTTGGCGTCCATTTCTTCCAATTTGGCGGGTTTTCCATCTGAATATTGAACATTGATTTGAATAATAACGTGTCGCATATCAAAACAATTTTTGGTATTCCCGTTCCGGCAAATTGGCCTTTACCCATTTCGGTTCATTAACCAACGCCCAACGGCCAAAGTGCATTAACAACAGGGCATCGGCGTTCCATAACGTCACATTGACGCCCGGGTACAATTGCGCGGCCGTTTCCCTGTACCGGCGTTTCCGTTCGGCCTTTTCTTCGTGAACGCCGCGAACCCGCAATTTCAATTTGGTTTGCCAACTCAATGGATGAACCAATACATACGGAATACCGGACGTTTCGATTAGGGCTTTAAGATGTTCAAAATTCGCCATCATCTTTTGCACCCTGTACAACTTTCCCATTGCGGCCCGGTCGCCCTGTACAACCACGTCGTCCGGGCGGACCGACAATTTTTCCAAAAAGACAATCGGTTTGAAATTGTCTTTGTAATAAGCGAAGAAATCCCGCAATTCGGTAATGTCTTTCGGCATCTTCAACGCCTTTGTATTTTGGCCGGGAACAAACACGGCGATTCCGCCGCCCGCGCCCGGGTCAATGCCAATAACGCAATTGATTTTAATTTTCTGTTCCATCTTCGATTTCAACGGCTTCATTTTCCATAATTAAAACATCCGCGCCGTTCGAACCTTTAATAATCCAACCCGTCCCAACTGTACGAACGACATTGTGAATTGTACCAACCTTAATATTGGCGAACGCTTCCGGGTTATACCCGTAAAAACTTGTAATCTTAATTTTCATTTTTCGAATTTTATGTAATCAGTAATTGTTATTCCCTGTTCAACCATTCGGCGGAACGTTGCGGCCAACGCCTTGCGCCGGGCCAATACGAACGAACCGTGTTCCAATTCCGGGTCGGATGTTCCGGATTCCTTTAACCGGCGAACGTCGCCAATATATCCGCGCCGGGCGTAATCGTTGATTGTGCGTTGCAAAATTTCCTTTTGGTCGGCCAATGTAATTTCGATTTCATCAGCAAGCCCGGCGGCGGCCAATTCGTTGTAATATAGCATTTCGGCGATTGGCGACATTTCGGGCAAACGGCCGGTTTCCTTGAATGATTCGAACGCCTTGATACATCCTTTCCGGGTTTCGTTCCGGTAATACCTATCTTTGGCCGGGTCGCGCTTGGGTTCCTCTTTCGTGACCGCTTCGTGTGCTTTCCTCAATACCCACGCCCGGCGGCCTTTGTACGCGTTCAAAATCTTGCACACGTATTCGGCGTTGAATTGTTGGTAATGGTTCCGGTCGGGTTGGCCGTCACGGCCTTTCGGCAAGAAATCATCCAATTCGCCGGTAATGCTCATTTCAAACGCCATCCGGAAATCCTTTAACGTCAAACCGGAATAATACCGTTTCAGTATTTCGGCGGTCCGGATTATCAAATATTGGCGGTCGCTTTCGTCCGGGGACCTGTACCCAACATCTTTGCAAATCCATTTCAAGGCCGTTGCAAGTTCGGACGCAAGCCCGGCCGCGTCGTATTCGGCAATCGTTTTGTCCGTTGATGCAAGGAACACGGCTTTTTCAACAGGTCCCAACGCGCCCATAACGGCGGGAATCTTGACCATTTCCCGGCGTATCATAACGGCCGTTTTCTGTACCGGCCGGACGGCAATTTGGTTGTTGTTCTGTTCCATCGCTTAATCGGCCATATCTTGCAAATATTTGATTGCATCCGGGGACAATCCCGGGCCGGTTCCGCTTTTCCGGTGCAACTTGCCCTTTTCCATATCGCCCCGAATGAAATTCCGCGCCGTTGCAATCCAATCTTTCATTTTCTTTCCCTTTTGCGCGGACCAATCCGCGACGGCGTGGTAATAATAGACAATATCCACGTCGGCAAATTCCGGGGCCGTAAATTCGGCGGCAAACGCGTTGTAATCGGCGAACCGGGAATTTTCGAACAGACACGCGGCCGGTTCGGCGGTCCGGCGCGGCCGGGTAACTGTAACCGTTTCAAATGCCGGTTCGGACGGGAACAAACCGCCGTCGGCGGTATCTTCTATCTTATCAATAGAATTATCTTTATTATCAATATTCGTTGCCGTTTTAGCAACACCCCCCGTTGCTATTTCAGCAACACCCCCGTTGTTGTTTTGAATACCCCCCGTTGCTCTTTCAGTAACGCCGTATCTGTTTGCAACATAATGGCAAAATTTTACGCCGGAAAAGAACATTTCGCGTTTCTCAATCAATCCCCGGTCAATCAACCGGTCAATAATCTTTTTGGCGTTCTGTTTCGTCACGTTCAAGGCCGATGCAACGTAATTCAACGACCCGCGAAATTCGGTTTCTTTGTCTTGTGTAAATCCGTATATCAACGAATAACACAACAATTCATTCCCGGACAATCCAAGTTCGACAATAGCGAATCCGGGAACCGTTATGTAATTATCAATTTTGAATGTTCGCGTTTCCATTTAACCAACTCTAAAAATTGAATAATCATAATAACCGGCACATCCGGGAAAATGCAATTTCATATCTTCGCAATTCTTCCGACACGACCAAATTTGCAATTTGTCGTAAACATCCAACGCGGCGTTTATGCAACGCCGTTCGTAATCCATTGGACGTTGTGCGGCAATTCCTTGGAAATCAAAAAATCCGTCAAGATTTACGCAAGATGTATTCCGGACCCAATGCAATTTCCGGTGCAAATCTTTCGGCAACAACAAAAGGTTTTCAATGTTATTGTTGTCCCTGTTGAAATCAATATGGTGTATGTCATATTCCGGCGGAATCGTTATGCCATAATGATTTTCGTATAATCGTCTGTAATCCATAAAAACAAAAACGCCCCGTATTTCGGTCAACGGTGGCCGCCGTTGGCTTACTTTACAGGGCATTAAATTTCAGTTCGTGCGCGGCCACACACGTTTGTTGCCACAAAGATAGTTATTTTTTCGCTTCCGGCAATAGTAACGACAAATTTTGCGTTGGTGCAATCGCTTGGCGTATTTCATCAATCCGGGTATCGTTGGCAACCAACGACACAACAGGATAACGGGATGAAACGCCGGGTTTGTTACTCTTGGCAAACTGTACCGACAAATCGAACACGGTTTGCGTAACCGTTCCGCGCATCATTTGCACACCGTCGAACGATTCCCGGATATTCCGGACGCTTGACGCTTTGCCCTTGGTCGAAAATTGCCACACGCCAACGATTCCCCGGACGGCCGGAACAATGAACCGCAATGTTAAGACAATATCCCAATTTTCGGCCCCGCGTTTGGTCGGGTTGTTCTTTGCGATTTGGTCCATAATATCCGGGTATGAATCCACGGAATACGGGACATAACGTTTACCGTCCCAAATTTCGAACGTCCGGCCGTCGCCCTTGGCAACCAATGCGCCCGCGTTGTCGCGGTATTCGTACCGTTCGTTGCATACCTTTTCCGGGGAATCGTCCGGGAATATTACTTGGATTGTTTGGGGCTTTTCGCCCAACGCTTGCGTGAACATCCCGGCATACTTTCCGGCCGGTATGAAATAATCCACGGAAACCGGGTATTCCCGGCCATTTTGGCCCATCTGTTTTTTACCGATATGCAACCGGCCGATTTCGGGCAATTCAAGGATTGCCGCGCCCTGTTCGGGCCTGTAAATTCTTCCGCCCATAATTACATTTCTTTTGTTGTTGACGGTCCGGCAAATGCGTAACGTTGGATTGCATCGGCAAAAGCGTTTTGTGCATTTTCCATCGCCTTTTTCAATTTTTCGACGTGTTCGGAACGGCACATAAGTTGCGCCAATTCCGCATCTTCAATATTAAGATACCATCGCGTCGGGTAAACAGAATATTTGCTTTCTGTTTTGATTTCGGACGCATCCGTTTTTTCGACGCAATGATGGTCGTAATATGTTAGTTCGATTTTCCGCGTTCCATCGTTAAACGCTTCAATCAAACGAACGTGTGCAACGTCTATTGAATCCAATTGAACCCGATAAACCGGCGAATCAATTTGCAAATCTTTGACCGTCATGTTACAATTCGATTTCGTCGTTTAACAAATTATCCTTTGCCGCCTGTTCCGGGGCCGGTTCGAAATACCGGGCCGTCACGTTCACGCCATCGTCGGTTTTTTCAACCTCAATGCCCGTGCCGTCGGCCATATCCTTTTCCCACGGTAATTTTTCCGGAATTTCCGTTTTAACGGGCTTTTCCGGTTCGGACGGGGAATTTATCGGTTCGGGTTCTTTCGTCGCTTTTACGGCCCGTTTACGGCCTTTTTTGGCGGGTTCCGGAGCATCCGTCATTTCCGGGGCTTTCGCCGCCTGTTCGGGCGCGTCCTTTTCGGCCGCTTTCGTCTTGATAAGTTCAGCCAACGACAAATTCAAGATGTTGTCGGAAATCTTGCCTTTGTCAAGGTCCAAAACGCCGCGTACAATCGTCAACGTGTTATCCCGCTTTTCATCCTCAATCGTTGCCAACGCCAACAGGTACGGCAATTTCTTTGCGTTTACGGAATCCGTTTGGTCTTTCAAATTGTACGTCGGGGCCTTGCGCCAATCTTTCGGGGAAAAGTTGAACACGCGTGTAACCGGATTGTCGGGGTAATGGACATTCCACATTTCACGGTACAAATGCAATTGCAATTCGTGTTCTTCGTAAAACCCTTTCCGGCCGCTTTTGAAATCCACGATTGCCACGAACGATTTTCCGGTTTTCGGGTCGGTCATAACGCACGGCAAGTCAAGGCAACCGGCATAATGGAATTTCGGATGGTACAAACCGATTTCCACGGCCAACGGCTTTACGTTCCAATCCTTGATGAATTGAGCGAACGCCAATACGTCCTTTCGTACTTTCGGCAACCATTCGGCAAACACCTTTTCGGGCAAGTTTTCCCGTTCCATATACGCCAACAGGGCGGCCGGGACGGAATCAAAGTCGTAACGGCGGTTGATAATCAGTTTTTCAAATTCGCCGTGCATAAATGTTCCATACGCGGCGGCCAAATCCCGCTTTTCCGTGGAACCATCCTTGCCGTTGGCAATCATCCAATCCAACAGGGCGGGCGGGGTCGGCATAACCTGTTTTAACAACGTCGTGACGGACGGATAAAATTCCGGTTCCCCGGCATCGTTGAAGCGGTAATAATACCGGTGTCCGTCGGAATTGAGTTGGAACAACCGGTACGCGGGTTCTTTCAATGCGTCGGCGTTGAAATATACGGCGCGGATTTCCTCAACGGTCATTCCGGGCGCGATTTCCTTTGCCTGTTCCTGTTCCGGTTCGGCCAATGCGGCCAACGCCGGGTCAATTGTCTTTTCTTCTTTCATTGTATCGCCAATTAAATATTACATACCTTTCGTTTTCCGGTAATCGTGCCAAAACATCGCCGCAAAAACAACGGAAATGGCAAGCGTAAAGAAATGCGACGGATTCCAAAAGATTGCCAACAGGCACAACGCCGCCATAACCGACCAAACAATGGCCCACGCAAGATTGATTTTTTCCATATCGTTATTCGTTTGAAAGTCCAAAAAGAAAATCGGCCGTGCATCCGGTCATTTCGCAAATGATGTTAACCCATTCAACGTTGATTCGCGGGGTTTTCCCGGCACATAAACGCGTAATGTTAACTTGTTGCGCAACCGGCGTGGAATCGGGCCACAAACGGGCGGCAATGTCCTTTTTCAATACTTTGTTGCCCTGTTGCTTTGCGCGGGCAATCGCTTCTTCAATTCGCATCATAATTCATTCGGTGTTTTAATGATTTCGCCACATTCAACACAACGGTAAACGTAATTGTCAACGATGTATGAATTGGGCGTGTAATAATCGCCATCTTTCAGTTCGTGGCCCTCTGTTTCGACAAATTCCAATTCGCCGCCACAATGCGGGCAATCGCCATCGCCCCAAACGATAAGGGCGCAAAACGCGTCGAACACGTCGGCCGGGATGGAACGGGTTTCGTCGTTGTAAAGGTATTCGGCCAAAACGGCGCAAACGTCGGAAACGTATTGCGGGCCGGTTGCGAACAACACGGATTCGCCCCAATTGTCGTTCGGGTCCTCAATCATTCCCGCATCAACCAACGCGGCCAAAAGTTCGACCGCCACGGTTTCCGAGCGGGCCGCCTTTGCGGCCGCAACCCTTTTCAAATTTTCGTCAATCTTGAATCGCATAACAGTTCCGGGAATCCGCCCGGTCGGGGTTTATTGGCCCCGGTTGCCCGGGGCCGGGTTTATTTATTCGATAACCAAATTTTCCATTTCCTTTGCGTCGAATGTGTAACCGTGTTTCGCAAACTCTTTGACGGCGGCCCGCTTCGCGGTTTTCTCATTCTTATATCCGTGGCCAATACTAAACCAATATTCGCCGTCTTGCATCGCCATTACCAAAATATTGATGCCGCCATTGAGGAAGAAAGAAACGGCCTTGTGGTCGGAATTGTTGCATTTAATCGTTGCCATAACTTGTAAAGTTTTTGTTTCCCGGAACCCGCCGGGTCGGTTGGGTTGCTTCCTCAACCCGGGTACAAAGATAGGTATTATTTTTCTAATTACCAAAAATATTTTCATAATTTTTGTAAATTTCTTTTCCGGCCATTAAGAAAACGTATTTGGTTGATGCGTGGTTGTTCGGGGTTCCCGAACGACCATTGCCCGGCCGACCTGTTATTTTTGCTGAATTTTCGTTTTAAGGGCCTTTTTGCCGCCGGATGGTCCGTTGGTCCATTTTACCGGGAAATGCCGCCAAATCGCCCGTAATAGGCCAAATCGGGCATAAAGGAACCACGGCCGCATTTCACAACGCAACCGTGGGTTGTCATTCCTTTATGAACAAATTAAACTCAAAACAAAGATACGAAAAACCCGGGATAATTCCCGGGCCAATCGTTACTTGTAAATTTCGTAATTGATGTGTTTATGGATTAGTGCGTAAACCGCCGTTATGGCCTGTTTGTTTTCGTTGTATTCCTGTTGTGAGCAATCGGCCACGAAATTTTCGAATTGTTTATATAGGGCTTGCAACTGTTCCAATGTCATTGTGTACCGACGGCAACCTGTTTCGTCAATAATGCCGCATTGGATTATATCTTTTCTATTGGGTCGGGTTCCTATCTTGTAATGAACAAATGCCCGGCGGGCCAAATTCGTTGCATCATCGCCCAAATACCACATGAGTTGATAAACGGATTTGTATTTGGCGTTGGGCCGTTCGGATTGGATTGTGACATTAACCATGTCCCCGGGCTTTTTCCCGTCGGTTTCGACCTCAACAACGTAATGTTCGATTCTGTACGTTTCCATATCGCTTTTGGATTGTGGGGCCGGTTGCCCGGCCCCGGGTTCAACTATTCAACAACGGTAACAACGTGGGTTACGTCCATCGCCTTTCCGTTTGTTCCGGGCTTTCCGGCCTTGCGCCAAGCGACCAAACGATATACGTTGCCGGTTACTGTTACTTTGTAATCATCGAATTTGTAGATGTTCAACAAAAAGTTAATGCGTTCGTCAATCCATTTTGCCGCGTCCACGAATCCGCGATGGTTGCGAACCTTTTCCCCGATAATGGTTTGTACCTTTGCTTTCATTTCGTATTTGGTGTTGATTGTGTATGCCATAATGATTTGATTTTGTGGCCCGGGTTTCCCCGGGCATGGGTTGATTAGTCGTAATTTTGGAAAAAGTCAACATCGGCACGGGCGGCGGCCATTTCCTTTACCTGTTCCGGAACACTTGCAAGGGCTTCCGAAAGGGAACCAAACGCGAAATCGTTATTGGACCAAACGCCGTTGTAAAACTTGACGATTGCGGCAATTCCGCCGAACGCGTCAACCTCAAAGGAACCGCCGAACCAACCAAATTCCGGGTAATTGTTGAATTTGAACGTGCAACCGATGGATTTTGCAAGTTCTTCGCAAACGATTTTGAAATATTCGAAATTCATTTCTTTGTTCTTTACCGGGAACCGGCCCGGGCCGTGGGTTTCATTATCGAACCCGGGTACAAATATAGGGCTTTTTTCTTAAAACCAAAAATTTTTTCTTAATTTTTACGAAAAAGTGCATTTTTCTTGAATCCGGATGCAAGATTCCGGCCCGAACCGGGTATATTTGCATACGATAACCCCAAAAATCAATCGTTATGCCTGTACAAAAGACAAAAGGCGGCTATCGTTGGGGCCAATCCGGCAAAGTTTACCCAACCAAAGAACAGGCCGAACGCCAAGACCGCGCAATTTACGCATCCGGTTACAGGGAAAAGCCCGCGCAAAGCAAAAAGAAATAGGGAATTATCGGTTTTGCCGATTTTTCCCTATCTTTGCCGTGTCTTTTTACACGTATCGCCCACACGGTATTTTGACCGCCGCGCCCGGTTCGCCGGGTGCGGTTTTTTATCGCCTGTTGTGCGGATTCCGCGCCCGGATTTGGGCGGCCAATTTCGGCCGATTCTTGCACATATAATCGTACACGTACAATTCGCCGTAAAAGCCGGTTTCCATTTGGTAACGGGCCATCGTTTCCGGGTCCAATTCGATGCAAGATGCGTAAATTTCTTTGCGAACGTCACGATGCAAGGCCCGTTCAAACGTTGGGTCCACGTACAGGTCGCCAACCTTGACAAAGGCGTGTTCGATGGGTAACAGGCCATAACAATACGCGTAACCCTCAACGTATTTTATTTCGGGTACGCTCGAATCGAAATGCGCGGCCATCCATTCCGCCCGTTGGACCAATTCGGCCGCGTTCCGGTAACACGTTTTTTGTTGTGCCTTGTACCCGGTATTCTTGAACAGGAATTGCAATTGTTCCGGCGTGAACGCATCCCGCATCGGGACGCATTGGGCCGGCCGTGCGTCGTTGGCCTGTTGGTCGAACCACGCTTGTTGTTCCGGTTTCCAACCCAATGAAGCCCGGGCGCGTAACTCTTGGATGATTACATTTGTTTCCATCTTATCGCAAATTTGGGGTTGTCTTTTCGCCGCCGTCCTTTTCTGCAATGGCAATGATAACGGCCGCGTTCTTTTCGTCTTTCGGAACAATGACGTTGGCGTATTTGTCCCAACAATCGAACAAGTAATAAACCGGGCGCGGTTTGTGCAACATCAACCCGAAATGGAACAGTTCGGGCCGCCGTTCCTGTTTGAACGCAAAGGCCAAAACGTTGCAATCCTCAAACCGGATTCCGGACCGTTCCAAGATTTCCCGGTACACCTGTTCCCGGGTCGCTTTACTTGATTTCTTGGCCATAATCCTTTCGGTAATTTTTAATCGCCATCCGGGCGGCCGCCGCCGGTGTCGTCGCGGTTATTTGGTATTTCTTGCGCGGGGCCTTATTGTTTTGGCCGAATCCCCGGCAAAGACAATCGAAAATCGTGTACCGGTTGCCCGGTTCCGGACGGTCCAACGGGCTTTTGGAAACCTCAACGACCGACGCCGGATTGCCAATTTTGAATTTTTGCATATCGGTTTATTTAATGGGTTTAACAATTGTTCCCGGACGCCACAAACCGCGTTTCTTGGCGTATTTCGTGGCCGTCTTTTCATCCTTTGCGTAAATTTCCGCCCCGTTTACGTCCCAACGTGGCAAATCCGTTTTGGATATGGGTTTGACGTAAATTTTGGACGGCCCCGTATCGAATAACTTTTTGTCGCTTGCCGCCGCCATCATCATTGCGGCCGTCGCCAATAATTGAAATTTTGTCCGGTTCATATTCGTTGTTTTAATGGGCCGGTTTCCCGACCCGGGTTAATTCCTAACGCTTTACGCGCATTTCCCACAAACGGTTAAATTCGGTTTTCTGTCTTTCGGTTTCCATATCATCGTAATTGAGTTCCACGATACGTTCGCCCGGGTCAACCGCATAATCACGAAGCAATCCGCCCTTTGTTTGGTATGCGTCAGTAACAATAATACCCGACGCAATGTCAATAATGAAAAACAACCTTTTCATATTCGATATTTTTTTTGGATTAAGCAACGTAAAACGAAATCTTGATGCCGCGACGCAATTTGCAAACGCACTTATCCTCAAGGCAATTAAACGCCCGGTCCAAAAGACGGTTGGAAAGTTCAATATCGTTGACCATTTTAAGGAACCCGGAAACGCCCACAAGCGTATTAACCTTTTTGCCATCGAACAGGCCGGAAACCTTAATTTTGTAATTGCGGTTGATTTCGCGGGTAGTGTATTTTAACGTTGCCATAACTGTTGTTGTTTGTTCGGGGAACCGGCCCCGGCCGTCGGGTTATTTCCTCAACCCGGGTACAAAGTTAGGTATTTATTTTTAATTACCAAAAAAAAATTGATTATTTTTCAAACTTTCGTGCAAAATAAGTTATTTTTCGCGTTTCTTCGATTTAAGACACTTTTACGGCCCGGACGATAACTTGTACCACCCGGACCGCGAAAGCCCCGCAAATCGCCTAAAAACAGCCAAATCCGGTATGGAACAAAAAAACCGCCCCAATCGGGACGGTTAACAGGCCGACAACCTATTTTTGCGTATAAGAATCGGTCGGTTGGTGCAAAGATACATAAAACCGGTCACATTTCACAACGGGGCCGGTTCGTTTCCTTATAAATGTTCCTTTTGACACAACAAAGATAGTCACTTTTTGATTACGACGTGTTCGATTCCCATTATTTCCGTATGTGGATTACGTGAAACAACATCCAATTGCCGGTCCTCAACTTTTCGCGTTTTCCAAAGGAAACCAAGGAATCGGCGGTATTTGACCGTTTCCGCCAACAACAGAGAATCCCGGTTGGTCAACTTGCCCGTGAATTGGTCTTTGGTCAATATCCCATCGAAATTATACCACGCGTCGCCGCAATGGACCGCGACTGCCGGGGTTATGATAGAATCCCGGACCATTACGACCGTATCTTTTGGCGTGGCCCGCAAATCAATGATGGTTTGGGATTGGGTTTTGTTCACGGCGGCCAAATCCCGGTTGCGTTGTTTCAACTCTTTTATCAACGCCGCATCATCGGCCCGGAAACGTTCAAATTCCTTTACGGTCAATTCAAGCGATTGCACCCGGGCGGCGTTCAACGAATCCCGGACCCGGTAACGCTCAATGTCCGACAACAACGCCGCCGTGTTCCCAACGTACCGGTCCCGTTCGGCGGTCAATCGCTCAATCTTCCGGTCGGCCCATATAACGGCCAAGGCAGCCACGATTGCGACGGCCGCCAAAATCAAATACTTTTTCATTTCTCATTACGGATTACGCCGCCCAATCGGTCGGCCCATTTTTCAGTATAAAAAGCGTAATACGACCCGCGTTTGTGTTTCCTGTACCAACAGGCCCACAACAACGACGGGATGCCAATAACGAACAAGTACAACGGGCCAAGAATCCGGGATTGTTTGACGTGGCCGTATTCGTGCGCGTACAATTCCGGCGCATCAATGAAATAATACCGGACCATTACCGTTGACGCAAGCGAAATGCCGCCGCCGGGCAAGTCCGGAACAACCCGGTACGATATGCCGCCGCAATGATGGTCGTACAACAGGACGACGGCGACACGGCCGCGATACAAAAGACGCAAGGCAAGCCCGACAACGTTTTGCGGGGCTTGCCATATCCACAACAGAATTTCAACAATCAATTTCATTTCCTTTTCGCCGTGCAAATCGCCATTGGAAATTCGTCGCGTACAGAAAAACACGGGCATTGTTTTATCCATTCGTTCCGTTCGATTTTCCCGTTTCCGTTTTTGTCCGGGCTTGCGTCCCGATGCCCGATAACCTCAATAATCGGGTATTCGTTGATTAGTCGGTAAACCAAATCGGCCAATGCCTGTTTCTGTTCCGGCGTCCGGGTATCGGCCGGGTTCCCGTTTTCGTCAAGGCCGCCAACGTACACGATTCCGATTGAATGTTTGTTGTACGATTTCCCGGACAATCCGGCCGTGTTGCAATGTGCGCCGTCCCTGTTCAACGGGCGGCCAACCTCAACCGTTCCGTCCAAGTCAATAACGAAATTATACCCAATACCGGCAAAGCCGCGTTCTTGGTGCATTTTGTCAATGTCGGCGGCGCGTAAGTCTTGACCGGCCCGGGTCGCCGAACAATGGATTACGATTGCATCAATTGTTTTCATCTTCCTTTTCATTTTTGCCATACCCGCAACGGGTGCAACGTTCTTTCAAACGCTTATCGTTCGCCACGTCAACCGGGCAAACAATGTTCGGGTCCGTGTATTTGTGTTTACAGAAATGCGATTGCATAATGACCGACGATTTTTCTGCCGAATCCAACTTTTCCCGTTCGTAATCCGCGTTCCGTTCTTCGTAAAACTTTTTTTGTTCGGCCAACAGGTCCCGGAACATATCATACGGCGTTTTGCGCTTATCTTCGCGGGCTTTTATCCAAGCCCAAACACCGCCGCCGGTCAATATACCGGCGGCAACCTTTAATACATCCAACCAAATGTTTGTTTCCATAATTCAGTCAGTTAGAGTAAGTAAGAATTACTTTGACATAATATCTTTAACCGCCTGCCCTGCCATTACGAAATGGCCCTTGTTGTTCGGGTGAGTGGGAGTCGTTGCTGAATCCGTGATATATCCGTCAACATAACAATTCTCGAATGTGATTCCGCACTTGTCAAACTCAATGACACCGCATCCGAAGAAATCCGCAATCTTACGGATTGCATCATTCATTTGAGGCCAAGTGTAAATCCCGTTATTCGTAGGATAATGCGAATAATTTATCCGTTTGAAAATACTTAATGTGCAGATATAAATCTTTGCGGACGGATAGGCCGCGCGGAGTTTCTTTATAGTAAGCGCATAACCCTCAAAGAAACCGAAATTTCCGTTTACTTCATCCGTAGTCGGGTATTCCCAATTCACATTATCGAAATAGCCGGGAGTGAGGACGGAAAACGGTGTGTGTGTCATATCGTTGCACCCACGGAAAATGAAGATGTAATCCGGCGCAGTCCTTGACATACTTCCCGGAGTGCGGATTCCGCACTTCCTTATTTGGGCATCGTGCCACGCATAGGAAGTCTTGTAGTTATTTACATTCTTCTCGTGAGAGGATATAGACGCGCCACTCCAACATACCGAAATAGGATTATATCCCAATTTTTCAGAAAGGAAGTCCCACCATACTTTCGTGTCGTATCTATTTTTGTTATTGTATAAATTGGGCAAACCGATAACCTTCCCAACATCTTCGGAAAGTGGTGTGAAAGTTACCTCCGTGCCAACTTCTGCTTGAGTAAATGTATGCCCTCCAATGGAAAGTCCCGCATCTATATCAAACTGCGTAAGATAAGCACTCAATTCAATTCCGACATCCTCTTGTTCAATCGTTATCTCCACGGCATCCTTGTGCCGTACTTCGGCAAGTCTTCCGTTCGTAGAAATGCTATCCCCGATAATTGCGACATTCTTTCCCACGAAAGGATTAGAATCATAAGAAAGAAGAACCGGGTAATTTGTTACATTCGTGTATATATTCACATACAACCTTGTAGCACCGGCCGGTGTAGAAACAACATCCCCATATTGATGGTAACGATAACCGACAGACTTCAAGACATTTCCATCGTCATCCGTAAAAATGAACAGCCACAAAATGGTGTTCTTTGCATTATCCGAAAACCATAGATTGGTAATTGTAACATCCGTATAAAGAAAGTTGAAACGGATAAACTTTGGCACATTCCTAACCACCGCCATATTGTAAAACACACCTTGCGATTCAAGAACGACAACTTTGTTCGTGGCTGGGTCAATATCGGCTTTCAGTTGTTTCGTGAACGGTAATGTGATAAATTGGAATTGGTCGGAAAGGGAATAATCCACATCGGAAATATTCACTATCGCCTCCTTAACAAGTTCAACACTACCCTGCACTACCTCATACAACTTACAAGCACCGTCCGCCTTAATATTTGACGCATTAAGTGTTTTTGCGTCCTCCGGAATGTCTATATAAGCAAGTCCATGCACACTTGTCCAACGTCTAAGTATTACCCCGTTTGCATCTTTTATGTTCCCATAATTTGAAGAATTACTATATTCTTCAAGAAGCATCCTTTTCCCCACTTTGCTTGATACATCAAATGTAACGATTTCCCAATTCGCATCCGGAACGGTTGTTCCCGATGATGTATTGATTCTTTTTCCATCCTCTACACTTGCCACCGGGACATAAACATTATGGGTGGATTGTTCTTCCACTAACTCATCAACTTTGTTTCCTAATTGATTGATTTCATCGTCATAATTCTTTCCAACTTGTAACGCTTCAATTGTCCACGAACCGTTATATTTGAATACGCCAATATAACCATCCGCAACCACCGCGTTGTTGAAATTTGGATATGTACCGGGCCCGGCAATATAAAACACGTTTTGGTCCGGGGTCCCAGGATTAGTGTTTGACAACGCAATACCGACAAATTCGTAATTTGCGCCCAACGAATTTATCATTGCCAACAATGATTGTTGTAACAATGCGCCGGTTATTTCATTATTCCCGTTGGTTTTGATAACATCTTGTATCGCCGCTTTTAATGTTGCGTAATTTGCCATAATGTATTATTGGTTGTTATAATCGTTGTTGAAATCGTCGTTGAAATCGCCGCGTTGCGCCTTTATGTAACCCAAACCGATTTTCTTTGCCACGGTTGCCGTGTCAAAAACCGCTTCAACGGCCGCAACGTCGCCGCTATTTTCCCATTCCGGGGTAATTAAGAACGTGTCCAAACTGTAACGTTGGCCGTGGTATTCGATTTCGGCAAAATCGGCCATACGAATAAATCGCATAACGTCCAACAGGTATTCGGATGCAAGGAAATTGAACCGGTATCGTTTTTCGGAAATCTGTTTGGTCGGGAAAAAGTAACCATCCCGGGTTTCGCCCTCTTCTTCAAACGGGTATTCGGGTTTCGCCAAATCGCTTTGAAGATACAAAACATTCTTGAACGCCGGGTTCTTATACACGATTGTTCCCGCATCCATCGTAAAATCGTCAAGGTCCCACCAAGTGATTTTCAAATATGGTTCGATGTCATTTACAACCGTGAAAATTTCCGAATAAAACGTATAACTAAACACAACTTCCAAATAATAACGTCCGTTCGGTAACGCATTGATAACAGGTAGTTGGCCCGGAAAAACCCAAACGTCATAACCTAACGTAGTAAATTCTTTTTTGGTTATTCCGGCGCGGATTGCATCAGTTATATCGGCAACGATTTGCCCTGTATTCGCGTCCACAATATTAACGGGGCGAATGGTCGAAACGGTCCAATTGGTATGTTCCGTTATTATTTGGAATGGCAACAAGAACCCGGCCGGGCAATACAATGGATAAACCCGGCCATACATCCACCATTTTCGGGCGTTCTGTTGGTCCAATGACGTATAAAACGGCAATACGGATAAGTTGTTATTCGGTATCATATTTTAACGTTGCATTTGCGTTCCGGCTTGACAAATTTACGGACAATTTTTCGATTGTTCCATTACCCAAATTTGTTTTGACTAATTGCACCAAATCCGGGTCATTCAAAACCGGGAATCTTAATATTTGGTTCTTTAATTTCTTGATGCCATACGCGTACATCTGTTCATCATTGATTACATATTGATATGCGGGCATATCAAATGCGTAATATCGTTGTAAAAACATAAATGCCACATACGCATTTTGTAAATAATGGTCAACAGAATTAAAGATATAATTATAATATGGCAAAATATATTGTCCGGATTGAAGAATGGCCGACAACAAAACGAAACCATCTTTGGATATTTCGCCCGGATTCAACAAGATATAATCAATATCGGATGTAAATTTTGACACATCAATTTGTTCGATGTTGTCCGGATTTACATATTTTGAAATTATGTCTATCGGGAAACCCTCAAACAATTGCGTAACATCATCCATCCATCCGAATTGATACCGGGCCGCCATTTCGGGTTTATCAAACTTATATTGATTCCGGGCAAACGCCCATTCTTTGCCATTGCGCGGGATCTTTTGTGTTGTCAAGTCAATACCAACAACGGGCGAACCGGAATACGAACCACCATTGCGGAAATATTGGATATGTTCAACGCGGAATCTATTTTGGTCGTCTATAAACCAATAACAACGGAAACAATCGCGCAACATATCCAAAATGTTCTTTAACGTAATCGGGGCTTTTTGTGCCGGTTGGTCATAACCCGCCGTAACCAAATTTGATTTCGGCGTAATCAACAACGTTTGGGTTATGCCAATAAGGTTTTGACCATATAGGAATTGGGAATAATCCGTGGTTGCTTCGTGGGTTATCCCGGGCGCAATCTTGTCCAATAAAACGGATATTACAGACGAAAGCGGGTACGCGTGGCGAATCGTGAACGGTTGCCGCGCCGATGATTCAACAATCCAATCAACCAACGAAAATACAAACCAAATTGATACAAGGCCCCACGCATTACGCGCAACGGGGAACGCTTCGCCCAATCCCGATATTGGATTATCCGCCGGGTTGAAATAGTATTGGCCCGGTTGGTATAATCCCCATTGGGTCGGCGTTGATACCAATACGGTTGAAAATACGATGGTATCGGGGAAATAATAACCGATAACGTAATGATAATTGCGGTTGTTTTCCACAATATCATCGGCCGGGATTTCGTATGTATTCAGCGTTGAACCGCCAATAACGATTGTTGGTGTATCGCATACAAACCGGGAATACACGGGCATATCGTGAATATATAATGTTACGTTCCCGGTCGCCCCGGAATCAGCAACAGGCGTTAACGTAATTTGAACCGGCAATAATGGCGGCAATTGATTTGTGACGGCAAACCGCCATAATGAAACATTGTCGGAAACACGAACGATTGTCCACGAAAATTGCGAACCACCCGAACCGGCCACGTAACTATAAACAAGTTTATATCCGGATGCGGTAAATTCTTGCGTTCCTTGCGCCCGTGGGTCAAATCTTGCATCCCCGGAAAACACCTTTGAAAACGCGGTTGGTAATTGTGACGACATCGAACCGGAAACATCCGCAATCGTCATTACCTTATTCAACGAAAACTTGAAATCGTCAACCAATTTCGTTTCGTCGCTTTCGGGTTCCACTTCCTGTTCCCACCACATACCCGAAAGGAAACAACCAATGACGGATTGGCCCGGGACGTAAACTTGTATCATTGGCCGTTTATCGGCCTTTACGGGTACGATTTCCGGGGCTAATTCAATTAGGTTGTATTCCTTATCCAAACCGGCCAAAACGTCGTTGTATTGGTCCCATACGGTCGGTTGAACAACGACCGTTTCCGCGTCGCCGTCAAATTCGCAATCGGTTTTCCAAAATGTACCGCGCCAATATGACGTCCACGATTGACCGGCATTGTATGAAATGAAGATTTCCAATATAAATTGCGTGTCGAACGCTTGCGAAACGATAAAAGTATAATCATCGCTTTCAAACGTCAATTTTCCGGACAACTTGGCCCGGAAAAATTCTTGGTTCGATTCCTTTTCAAAATCCTTTGCCAAATCGTCCTTATAAATAGGAAACGCCCGTTGTGTCGTTTCCCCGGCGGTCAATTCAAATTTGTATATCGGGTCCATTACGATTTGATTTTTCGTGTTAGATTCTTGTACCGGATAATCGTATTTCCTTGGCCATCCACATAATGGGATTCGTCGCCCTGTTGACGGATTGCGGCCACGTCTTTTTCAAGCCCGGAAACGTCCGTTTTACCGCCGCCAATAAGTTGGACGGCATAATCGGCCATCGCGGCGTTTGCACGTTGGTAACGGTCCGCAAATGTTCCATCGTTAAACGAATTGATAACGTCCGGGATAACGTCACGGAATCGCCGGGAATTGCGCTTGTTAATGACGGCGAAAAATTCGCCGCCCTCTGCACGGCGTCGGGTCCCGTTGGGCTTGGTCCCCAAATCAATGTCGTTGCCGCTTGCGTGGCTTCCGCCCTGTAACAACTCAACCATACCGTCGCCGTATTGTTCGGTTTGTTGCTTCGATACCTGTACGGCTTTAATCTTGGCGGCCGCGAACGACGCCCACATTGTAACCAATGCGGCGGCGGCCAACCCGGGACCGACAACAGGAATACCGGACAACGACGACCAAATGTTGGCCGACGCGGTTATTAAACTTGACGCTTGCGTAATCGCGTCGGCGGCCAATTGGGCCTTTTGGGCCTTTTGTTGTTCCTTTAATGCCTGTTCGCGGTTTTTCTTGGCCAATTCTAATTCCTTTTGCGCCGTTTCAACCTCATTGGCATACCCGGCGTTCCGGGCTTCAATTTCTGCATCCAACGTGCGTTGTGCGGCTTCCACTTGCGCGTTGGCCGCATTTACGGCCGCTTCCGCCGCCGCGTTCCAAGAATCAACCAACGAACCGATGGAATCTTTAATGGAATCAATCGCCGTGTTCAATGCGCTTTGTTGGTCGGAATCCAACCCGATACCCAACAATTCATAAAGATTGTTATAACCCAATTTTTGGGATTCCTTTTCAATTCCGGCAATGGTCGTTTTTATGGCCTTGATTTCGTCGGCCGTCATTTTCTTTGTGGCCGTTTCGTTCAATTTCAAAACGGCTTCCAATCGGGCCTTTTCCTGTTGCAACCGGAATAACGTTTTTTGGCGTTCATTCCGGTTCAACAAATCAAATTCCGCTTGGGCCAAATCTTGGGCGGCGGCCAAATCACGTTGCGCCAACTTATTGTTGAAATTGGCCGATTCCCTCAAACGCAACGCGTCGTATTTGGCGTTAATTGCCGTTTCCGCTTGGCGTACCTTTTCATCCTTTTGGCGGTTTTGCGCAATTTCAATTTCGCGTTGTTTTTCGATGTTCGCCAACCGCAATTCCAACATCCGTTCGGTTCCATCTTCCGTTATTGCGATTTCCAATTGTATTGCCTGTTGTTCCGCTTGCAAACGCTGAACGTTCAATTTGGCCGCTTCCGCGTTAAAAGCCTTGACAACATCCAACCGTTGTTTGTCATACTTGGCGTTAATGGCGGCTTCGTCTTGGCGTTCAGACGCGACCTTTTGCCTATTCTGTTCCAATTCCAATTGCCGTTGCGCTTCAATTCTATCTTGGCGCAATTGCAACATCTTATCCGTACCGGCTTCAGTTATGGCAATTTCCAAATCAATGGATTCGATAACCGCCCGGCGGTCGGCAATGCGTTGTTTCTTGGCCGCTTCAATCGCCTTTTTGGCGGCGGCGTCCGATTCTTGTTTCTTTTGGTTCGACTGTTGTTCGGTCAATTCGGCCGCCCGCAACGCCTGTTGTTCCCGTTCCCGTGTATCATTTTCGATTTGAGAAAGAACAACGCCCCGCGCCTGTTCAATGGCTTGCAACGTGGATTGTGCGACCTTTGAACCTTTTTGATTTTTTCCGATTCCAAGCCATCGGTTAATAATCGGGTCGCGTTCGGCATCGGCCGTATATTTATCGACCATCTTTTGGTAACGCTTTTCGAAGTTGTCAATGAATGCCGTTGCCGCTTCCGCGCCATTCTTTGCGTAATAATCTTGGAATTGCTTTGTGTATTTGTCGGCCGATTCGGAAACGAACGTGGATTGCGGGAACAATGCACGTTGCGTTGCCTGTACTAATCGCGTTAACCAATCAATCGTGTCTTTTATCGCGCCGTTTGAATTTTGGAACGCAAGCGTTAGCCCCTCCCACGCCGATTTCAACAACTTGGTCGAACCCTCAACCGTATTCAAACGTTCTTCCGAAATGCGGTTCAATTCGCCGCCAACATCTTCCAACGACGCACGCAATTCACGCGCGGATTCAGCCCCCGACAACAGGGCCGCAAACGCCGCAACGCTACGTTTATCGGTTAATTCCAATGCCGCGTTCAAATCCGTACCTGCCTTACGCAAGGAAATTAACCCATCAATGATTTCGTCGAACGTCTTTGCCGGTCCGCCCATTGCCTTTGCCAATTTTCCGTTAGCATCGGCCAATTTCAAAATGATGTTACGGGTTGCAGTTGCCGCGCTTGACGCATCGAATCCGGCATTTGCCAACGCGCCCAATAATGCGGTCGTATCCTTGACGGTTAAACCAAACGCATTTGCAACAGGGAAAACCGTACCGATGGATGTTTGGATACGGTCAAACGACAATGCGGAATTATTGGTTGCAACGGCCAACGTTGCCAACGTTTCATCGGTTTCCGCGCTTGTAAGATTGAACGCCCTCAAGGTTGAACCGGCAACAGCCGCCGCGTCGGCAAGATTGGCCCCAACCGCCGTTGCGAATTGCAATACGGATTTTTGCATTGCAATAATGGACCCTTGGCCGAAACCAAGTTTTGCCAATTCGGTTTGCAATTCGGTAACCTGGCGGGCCGTGTATTCGGTCGTTCGGCCCAAAGACAACGCCGAATCGGTTAACGCTTTCATCCCATCCCGGGACGTTCCCAAAATTGTGGACAAATTGGCGTTGGCCTGTTCAAATTCACGCATCGTTTGCGCCGCGCCGGTTAAATATCGCACGAAAGACAAAAGAATCCCGACCGTTCCGAACATAACCGTCGAAAAACCTTGCATCGCCTTTGCGGCCAACGGCAAATTTGACGTTCCGATGGTATGCAATTGGGAACGCATATTGGAAAAGCCCGTGACAACTTGGTTGATGGGACCGGGCAACGCCTTTAATGCGTTTTGATAGTGTCCAACCTCTAACGTATATTTTCCGGTCGCCTGTTGTAACCGGCTCATTTCCTCATAAATCAACCGCGTTTCGGTTTCCAATTGCCGCCCGGCTTCCGTTCCTTTCCGTTCTTCCGCCGACATTTCGTTAAGACGAATTTTGTTCAAACGGTATTGGGCCGACAACCTGTTATAAGAACCCTCTTTGGAATTGTTCAATTCAACAACCAATTTGTCAATTCGTTGTTGTTCCTTGACGGCCGCGATAACCTGTTGACGGCGGCGGTACGTTTCACTTTCGGCGTCGTTGCTTTTCTTGTATGCGGCGGCCAATTTGTCGGATTCCGCCGTTAACATCGAAATTTGTTGCCGTTGTTCTTCCGTCGCCCCGGATAAATTGCCCATACTCTTTGCCGCTTCCGCCGCCGCGCCTTGAATCTTGCTTTTGGCGGATTCGTACTTTTGTATCAATTCATCCAATTGGGCAATCAAATTGGTAATTGAATTGTCCGGCGTAATTAAATCGCGGTAATAAATCGGGTTCGGGTTGTCCATAACTTATTTTCGTTAAAAATGCCGTATAACGGCGTTTCTTTCATTGGATGGTAAATTGTATATCTTTTCGCCTTAACGCCCGGATTTGGCCTGTTTTTGGGCCTTTTCGGCCTGTTTCGCCCTTTCCTTTACAAAATCGAACGCGTTGTAAAATTCCAAAACGGAATAATCCTTGGGTTTGACGTGCAATTGTTCGGACAAAACCAAACAAAGGTTTTCAAATTGCCGGTCAAACTGAATTTCCACGCCATCCGAACCGGCAAACGATTTCGGGTTGGAATACGTTATTAACGCCGTGGTCAACTTTTCGATTTCCGGCGTTGCATCCGGGTTGTTTACGCCCGCAACGATGTTCGCCAAAACCGCCAATGTCCGTTTCTTCAAAAGGTCGTAATATTCTTTTATTTCCGAATCAGCGAATATGCCGGGAAAATACAACCTTAATTCCGCGTCAATTTTTTTTTTGACCGCATCCAATTGGGCGGTCAATTCCTTTTCGGGCGCATCTTGCAACGTGTTCAACAATTCAGTCAACGCCACGTCGGAAAGGTCGTTGCAATCCCGGCCGTCAATCTTCGTGACCAACGCGGCGAACGCCCGGTGTTTCGGGTTGATTTCCGTTTGGATTAGGTAAACCGCTTGGCGCAAATTTTCCAATTCCTGTTGCGCCCTTTCGGTCTTACCATCCATAAGAAACCGGCGCGTTTTCTCAATGCGTTGGTCGAACGCCGTAATGTCGGCCCCCACGCCCGCATCAATCAACAACAACTTTTGGTATTTATGGAAACGCACAATCGGCAATTCTTCGATTGTGTCGTACATTTCGACCGTGTGTTTTCCTATTTTGACGGTTTGCATAATTACCAAAGTTCACGGGTTATAACTGCTGAACAAACCGGCACGGCCAAAAACCACCATTGGCCCGTTGCCACGCACAAAGTTAGCGAAATAATCATTGATACGTGGAACGAACAACAAAATTTACAATTGAACAGTTGTCCGAAAAAGTCATTGGGCGCGTGTATTTGCAACCATTCCAACCAATGCCATTTGACCATCAATGACAACAGGAACGCGGCCGCCAATGCGACGGCCGCAACCCAACAAACAAATACAACGATTCCCATATTTTATGCGCTTGCAATGGTTATGTTCTTTGCGGCGGCGTACGCAATTACACCCGTGTACGTTTGGCCGTTGTAGGTGTATTCGGTTGTGTCCGCTTGACACCTTGCGTATGCCGTGGCGTGTAATGTAATGGTTATTGCCGTTGTATTCCCGGCATTTGTTACCATATATACAACGGAAGCAAGGGAAAGACTTTTACACTCCTGTAATGTAATATTCGTACTTAATCTATTTATTTTAAGAGATTCCAAACGCGGGCAATAGCGAAAACAAGTATTTGCAAAAGAACCACTCCCGAATATTCTTATTTCATCGCGGATTTCCCGCAAAAAATTCATTTCGTTATAGAACGCATAATTAACATTTGCAGTTCTTAATACGATATAATCTTGAAAAGATATGCGTAACGTAACAAATCCGCTAAGTCTTATAAACGATTCGACAACATATTTTGATATTGTTGTAGGCAATAACGTACGAACGGCACAATATTTACCATTGATATTCGCATTATAAATACACATATCCCCGCTTTGATAAAAACGGAAAAAATCCCCATAATTGAAGATTCTAACCATTTCATCATACGCAATATTAGTCAATCCGTTAAGTTCAAAATAACCCGTTTCTTCATTAAACTTTGGCAGTTCGGATATATTGTAAGAACTATGATAATTTTGCACCCTATCAATAAAACTTTGCGGAATCAATCCGTAAACGGGATTAGAAGCAACAATTTCATATCCGTCAACTCTATTACCTTGTTCGGTCATCGTCTGCGACACAACTCCCCATTTGCCCATTAAATCAAATACGCCCTTTGTGTTGGGGTATTTCATTTCGCTTGTGCGGTTCCCGGAAATATCATTGGTTTTGTCGGCCGTATCCTGTAACGTAACGTTGGAATCCGCCCACGCATCGTTAGATTCGTCAACGGAAACCCAATAAGAAACAGCCGAAAGAATCGTGACGAAATACAACGTTCCGTTTTCTTCAGAATGGAAAATGTAAGACCGCCCGTTATGCGTGACGATTGGCAATTTGTTCGCGCCCAATGCGGCCACAATATCGGCCGCCGGGGTTGTGCCGTACGTACACCAAAATAATTCGCTTATCGCGGTCGGTATGGAACGTACCAACGCCGGGTATCCCTGTATGGGCGTTCCAGCCGGAACGTCAACGCCCTTTTCGGTAATCGCTTCGCCGATTTCGGTTTTGGCGTTTTCGATTCGGTTAATTTCGTTAAAAATATCGTTTACGGTTGCCATATTAAATTTGGATTAGTCGATTATAAATTTCATCATATTGCGGGTTGAACGTTCCAACAATCCGTCCGTTTGCGCCATACGCGACAACGCCTTGGGACACATCGGCCGGTGTAACGTCCGCATCGCTTGTGTCATAAAGCGTAATGGCCCGGCCGGAATCAATGCACGGTTGCGAAATCTTTATGGTCCCATCAAATCGCAATCCGGCGAACGGGTGCATTAAAAATTGATTGTCAATTTCCGAAAGCGTATAACCACGGTAAATGTTTTCGGCGCGTTCGTAAATACGGTTGATAACCAAATGCCCGCCGTTGTGCCATACCGTTCCGGTCCGTCCGTTTAACAACGTCAAAATATCGTTCTTAATATGGGAAATGTCGCGGTTGTCGGCTTCATCGAAAACGCGGCGCGTGTCAAACCAAAAGATAATCGAAAACGGCGTTTCAATATCCATCAATTGGCGCGGTTTCCAATCCACGATTTCCGGGTCGTTGACCTCAAAGAAACAGAAATTGCCAATCTTGGAATCCGGCGACGTTTCGATGTAATCGTTTTCGCCGTGACCGTTCCATCCGCCGCAATATACGTTCGGGGTTATTACCTGTTTCCCGTTGATTTTCTTTACAAGGCGTTGGGAACGGCCAAAGGCCGCATCCAACCAATACAGATTCGCGGCCAAAACCTGTTGTAATTCGGCAATCATCGCGTCAACAAGAATCGCGGATTGCATTATTGGTGCATTGTTAGGCATAAAGACGTGTTCTTAATTCTTCCATCAATTCGTTGTATGCGCCACGTTCGACGAAAACGACCATCCAATTGGCCATCATCAAACCGAACGTCGTAATACCGTATTTCGCCATAATCCCGGCCGAATACGGCGTTGTCGGTACGATTCCCACGGTATCGGCCGCAAACTGTACGCCCAATTCGTCGTGAAACCGGCCATTGATGTACAGGTTTGGCGCATCCGGGTTCCTGTTCGCCTTGTACGGGTAATTGATTCCGTCTTTTTTCCAAGCCGCGTACCGGCCCGCCGATTCGACGGAATGAAAATACCCGGACGGTTTCAAATCTTCCGAATAATACGGCCGTATATCTTGGCCATTGGCCGCCAATCCTTGGAACAATTGCATTTTTTGCAAATCCAAGATGTCGTCGGGATGTTGGACAATGACGTTACGGACCAATTCGCCGGTCTGCAAACCGTCGTTGACGTATTGAACGCGGGTGCGCAAGTCGTTTAATATTCCCATATCCCCATTTTGGCCGTTTTCCGGCGTTTTCCGGGGCTTTCGTCAAAAAGACGGGTAATTTATCATCTTTCCGGCGAAAGCCCGTTATACGCCATTTTTCGAAAAATTAACTTATACCGTGCGATACTTGACGCCGTGGTTGTTGCATTGCAAACAAATGCGGTCCAATCCCCGCGTGTCAAGTTCCAAAGCCCGATACGCCTGTTTCAGTTCATACCCAAGCCCGGACGCCCGGCCCGTGGGTGCGCCGTCAAGTTCATACAACAGTTCGTCACGCGTGACGTTTACTTGGTTGCGGTTAACCCGAACGTCCGGATTCATTGCGATTGTGCGCAACACGTTTGCCGCAACCTGTTTTTGAATTACCGTTGCGAATATTGCCCGTTGGGAAATGATGAAATCCGAAATGTCGCAACCAACGGATATTTCGACATTCATTCCGTAATTCATCGTATTCGTGTAACCGATTTGGCCAATATCGAACATTTCCGGGTATTCGGCGAAATCCAACGGTGCGTGAATCCCGAACGGGGAAACCTGTAAATACTTGGTCATTTGCCGCCAAGATTCAATCGAACCGCCAAGGCACGTTTGGCACGGCTCAACGGACCAATCCTTGGAAACATTCAACGCCCGCATACCGGCGGGCAATTCGTTTTGATTGTAACAGAGGAACCACGCGCCGCCCGCGTCGTTTCCGTCGCCATCCGTTCCCGGGATATATGGCAAATAAATTGGTTCGGCCGGGGTAAACCATTGGAAACCGCCTTTGGTGTTGGTAAATTCCAAATCAATTGTTTTCATTGGCGCAACTTGCGACGAATGGAACAGGTACAACCGGACCGTTCCGGTCGCGCCGACCATTTGCAACCCGATTCGTTCGATTTTCGTTGTTACACCCATCGCCCGAACCGGCACAATTTCGAAACCGACAATCTTTCCGGTCGGGTCTATCGTTGCGGCCAACCGGGCGGCCCCGTCGAAGAATGTACGACGTTCCAAAAGATTCTTGGTTTCCTGTTGCAATTGCTTTTCTTGGATGAAATTTTGGACGGCGGTATTGATTCCGTTAATGGTCAATTGGCGGACGTAATCGGAAACCATATTGTATTCCGCCCAATCATCCGGGTTTTGGTCCGGTTCGGAACCGACGTTGGCCATTTTGGCAATCCAAACTTTGTTCGTGTGTTTTACCTTGGCCCCGGCCGCGTATGCGGTCGCGTTGTTCCAATTCGGATATTTGTACAAGTAATCGTCCGGCATAATCGCCCGGACGTTCGCCAACGTGCAAAGCGGGTGCGCACCTTGGAACGTCAAGCCGCTTTCCGATTGGGTCAACGCATCGTCAATTTGATTTTCCGGGTTGTAATCCTGTTGCCAACCAACGACGGGCAACAATGCGTTTTGAATGTCTTGTAATCGTATCATAAAAGTTCGATTTTCTTTACAGGTTTTCCGGACGTGTCAAAATCCTTTACAAATGGAAAACGGGGACGGGGTTAATTCGACCCGTCCCCGCGAAATAATGGTATAGGATGTGCCCGAAATTAAGGCGTGACCTCAAGAGTATTAACCGGATTGGTCGTACTGTTCACGACCTCAACAGGCGTTGCGAACGGATTTGCGGAACCCGGGGCGGCCAACTCAACCTTGATAATCGGGTTGGCAACGGTTGTCGGGTCGGAATTGTACGCGACCAAAAAGGCCACGTCAACGGAAAATCCGAAATATTCCTTGACGTTGCACACCATATCGGCGGACGCATCCCCGGCAATGCCGGATTGGTCGCCGACGGCGGTGTAATAGTGGGAACCCACAGGCAAGTCAATGAACGGCAAACGCACAACGTCCCATTCGTGGAAATTGGCGCGGGTGCGGCTCAACGCTTCGCGGTCCACGCGGGTAAGGACGCCCACGTTACCATCGGCCACAATGTAACCGGTTGCGAAGATGCCGGAACCGTTCACAATGTTGTTGGTATAGTGGAATACCTTGTTGTCGTACTCCAAACGCTTGTTGACGTCGTTGTAAATGTCGTGTTCGGCCATCTTGCGCACAAGAGAATCGAACCCGGCCCCGCCAATGACGTGCAACATTTCGGGATACGCGTTTGCACGCATCATCGCGTTCATATCCGACAAAAATTCCATTCGGGCGTTCCATGGAATTTGCACGGAATTGGACGTGACGGTGTAATACAACGCATCCTTGAACACTTGGGTTTTGTTCGCCTCAAGGGCGGCAATTGCCTGTACATCCATTGCGGTTGCAAGGGCGCGGCAAATCTTTTCCATCTTGCGGGCAAAGTCGTGTTCATAGGAAATTTCGTTGTTCCTATACAGTTGGGGAACCATCGTAAAACCGACGGAAAGCGTTACCCAATTGACGGTGTACAACGCGGACACGTTTTCGTCGTCGGCAATGACGCACGAACGGACGTTGGAAACGGTCACGTCGCCATCGTAATTGATAACGGGAATTTGCACGGTGTTGCCGATGGATTCAAAGGCACGGTCGCGCAAGTTGGGGTTGATGATGGAATTTGCGGCGTTGGTTTGCTCAATGAAGAAATCCAATGCGCCGTATTCCAACGGGCGGGCCATATTCCGGTCAAATTGCGGGTTTTCGACACGCCAATTTTGCAAACGGGTTGCTACAAGTGACATAATTTTTTTGTGTTAAATTGTTAATGTTTGCCGGATTGACCCTTTACCCGGTGTTGTTACTGTATTATTGGACGGGTAACGCCTTGATTGCGTCGCGGTTGTCTTTCCACGCTTGCGCCATCGCGTCCGAAAATTCCTTGGAACCGTTGATTTTCCCTTGCGCCATCAATTGTTTTGCAATGATTTCGTGGGCTTCGTTTTGGGTACGCGCCCCGGAAATGTCAACCGTTCCGCCGTTGCCGCCTTGGCCGCCATCGTGGCCGCCCGTGGACCCGGCCCCGGTCTGTTTGCGCCCGGTTTCCAAAACGCCCATCGTGGAAAGTTCCTTGGCCACAAGTTCGGCGGCCGTGAATGGACGCAAGTTGTTTTCCGGGTTGCGCTTAACCGCGCCGTTTTCCATAAATACCAAAGTCTTGCCGCCGTTCCCGTCATCAATGTATTCCGGGTTCATCGCCTTAACCTTGGCCACGGCCTGTTCGGTCAACACGGACGTAACAGACGCGGGCAAATCGGCCTTAAATTTCAATCCGGCAGTTGCTTTCGCAAATTCGCCGTCAATCTTCATTCCGAACAGGACCTTTGCGTGTTCCGCTTCGGCCGTGTCGTATTTGGTTTTAAGGTCGGTAAATTCCTTGGTCACGTTGGCCAAATCTGCCTTGGCTTGGTCCAATTGGCGTTTGGTTTCCGCGTCCCCGCCGCCCTTTGCAATAACGGATTCCAAACGGGTTTTCTCTTTTTCCAATTCGGAAACCTTGGTTTGCAATTCGGCGGCGTTACCCGCTTGGCCTTTGATTTCGCCAATAACACGTTTGGCGTATTCGTAGGTCTTTTCGGCCCCATTCTTGGCGATTCCGGACGCCGCCAAAATGTCAGCATCCAAACCGCCGTAAATTTCGCCGGTCTTTTGACCGATAACCGCCGTTTCGTCGTTCTTCGACATTTCGACGATTGCCGTTTTCTGTTCATCCGTCAAGCCCGATAATGCGGCGTTGGCGTTCAACAATTCGGTTGTAAGTGCCATAATTCTTTCCCTTTGAATTTTTGGTAATGTCTTGTTATGGTATCGCCCAATCGGACGTTACGCGGAAATGGTTTCGGTCGCGGTTACGGTTTGCAAGGTCGCGCCGCCGAAAACAAACGTGTATGTGCGGGTCGTGCTTGCATCAGCATACGACGCGGAAATACACTTGGAAACGCCGGTTGCCGCGCGTTGCACGACGTCAAGGATTGTTCCGGCTTTGTAACATTCGACCAACTTTGCCTTTTGGGCGTCGGTAAAGGTCCCCAACGCGGAAACCTCAATAAACAAATGGTCCTGTTGTGCAATTTGTGCCATAATTCTAATTTGTTAAATGGTTGTTATTCCTTTTCCTTGGCGGGACGGCCCGGTTTCTTTGCGGGTTGTTCCGTTTCGGCCTTATTGTCGGCGTTGGCGGCCTGTTCGGCGACTTCACGTTCGGCAAGTGCTTTGGCAACGGCGGCGGCAACGGCCGCATCGAATTTTTCTTGGTCTGCCTTGGCCTTGGCTTCCGCCTGTTCTTTGGCCTGTTGTTCGGCCAATTCGGCCTGTTCTTTCAACCACACGTTCGGGTCGTGCAAAATCGTGACGGTGTAACCCTGTTTACGCAAGGAATCGCCAACGTGGGCTTCAAAAATCTTTTTGCCAAACTTTTGCACACGGGGTTTGGAAAGTCTGTTGCCGGTCTTGGGGTCGAATTGTCGAACCTCAATTACGGCGTGATAGTCCTTTTCTTCGCCCTTGGGAACAATGTAGTTGTCCGGGGTCAATTTCTCAATCGGGGTGTCGCGCCCGTCTTTCGTAATCATCGCTTTACACGGTTTTAATTGTTATACATTCGCCGTTTGTTGCGGTTTCTGTTCATCAGCATACCGCCGCAATTCGGCCATAATAGTTTCAATCTTGCGTTGGTACGGTATTTCCGAACCGAAATCCAAAATGTTGGTATTTTCACGTTCGAACCGGCGTACAAAATTGGGAAAATTCAATTTAATACGCAAATCCGTTTCGGAAACCAAGTTTTTATCAAACAGTTCGGAAACCTCAACGCGTGACAAATGGCGGAACGGTTCAA